GGTGGCTGACACTGCAAGAGGAACAGGTCTGGACTATTCTGCATTCGTAATAGTTGATATAGACGAAGTTCCCTATAGAATCGTTGCGAAATATCGCAACAATGTCATATCGCCAATGCTTTTTCCGAACATTATCGTTCAAGCGGCTAAATACTATAACAATGCATTTTTATTGATCGAAAACAATGACGCTGGCGGTCAAGTCGCCGACACAATTGTGAATGATCTCGATTATGACAATATGTTCTATACTGAGGAAGTTCGAGGGACCACTCAACTTAACCAAAGGTTTGGAGCAATAACAGGAGTCAGAACCACCAAAAAAGTAAAGAGGCTTGGGTGTAATGCTCTAAAGTCTCTGGTAGAAAGCCAGAAACTGATAGTTGAAGACTACGATATAATCAACGAGCTTGCGACCTTTATTCTTAAAAGAGATACATATCAAGCCGACGATGGATGTAACGATGATTTGGCTATGTGTTTGGTGCTATTTTCTTGGATGACTACCCAACCATTCTTCAGAGATCTTACCAACACCGATATACGCCAGAAATTATTTGATGAGAAAATTCGGCAACTTGAAGAAGAAATGTTACCTTTCCCCACAAATAGCGAAGAGATTCAAGAACAAGAAAAGTATGTTGTTGAGGGTGGAATTGCTTGGGAAGTCTCCAAAGACTGGAATTCTGATAAAATCCGTTTTTACTAAATATGATTAGTCTCAAACCGATTGACTAATCGCGTATTTTATAGGAGAATAACATGGCATTTCAAGTTTCACCAGGAGTGAATGTTTCTGAAATTGATACAACAGCCGGAATTCCAGCAGTATCAGTTTCTACTGGAGCGTTCGTTGGAGTATTTAATTGGGGTCCGGGCAACCAAATCGTATCAATTAGCACCGAAACTCAGCTCGCTTCAATTTTCGGCAAGCCGGACAATACTACAGCCGTGTCATTCCTTTCGGCTGCAAATTATCTTGCATATTCCAGCGATCTAAAAATCGTAAGAGCAGTTAATGCGAACGGAGCAGGCAGTGCTACGCCTCCTTCGGATTTAACATCAACTGCTGCTTGCTATATTGATGCAGCCGTCGGAGAGAGTAACGGAAACCTTTGCATACAAAACACAGAACAATACTTTAATGATTATCTTTCCGTTGCGGCGAATAGCGCAGTTGCAACATTTGCAGCTAGATATCCCGGTGCTCTTGGTAACTCATTAAAAGTAGATGTGTGCCCCAGCGCAACCGCATATGGAAACTGGTCTGGCAACACTAAAATAGATTCGGCTCCTGGAACTTCTGCATACGCGACCTCAAAGGGAGCTTCTAACGATGAAATGCACATTATCGTTTATGACGAAGATGGAAAGTTCACAGGAACTCCTGGTTCTATACTGGAAGTTTTCCCATATGTTTCTAAGGCTATAGACGCCAAGAGAGATGACGGAAGCTCGAACTACTATGAAGAAGTTATCTATAGAACATCAAAATACGTTTATGTTCTTGGACATCCTACCGGAAACACTTCTTCGTGGGGATCTGCAACTACGAATGGATTGTCATATGGATCAGATACCACAGTTTCATCAACTTCATTGAAAGGTGGAAAAGATGGATCAGTTACATCAGGTAACATATCCACCTCATATGGTCTGTTCTCCAACCCAGACTTCGTAGATATATCGCTTATCTTCACTGGCGGTCACGACAATAACGTAAAGACCACTGTGCGAGATCTTGCTGAAAGTAGAAAAGATTGCGTTGCATTTATTTCTCCAAGCCTTGCAAACGTTATTTCTTCTTCCGCTTCGGCTACGACAATTGTTAACGATGTGACGACGAACAAGTCATCATACGTTGTCGTGGATAGTGGATGGAAGTATCAATATGACAAGTACAACGACAAGTATCGCTGGGTTCCTTTGAATGCTGATATTGCCGGTCTTTGCGCCAGAACCGATGACGTTAGAGATCCTTGGTTCTCGCCAGCTGGAAGCCAGAGAGGATCGATCAAGAACGTCGTTAAACTTGGATTCAATCCAAGCAAGACAGACAGAGATACGCTTTATAAGGCAGGAATCAACCCAGTTGTAACGTTCCCCGGAGAAGGCACTATTCTCTTCGGTGACAAGACTTTCGCTGGTAGAGTCAGCGCCTTCGATCGTATTAACGTTCGGCGTCTGTTTATTGTATTGGAAAAATCAATCTCCGCTGCAGCAAGAGCCAGCCTCTTTGAATTCAATGATGAATTCACCAGAGCACAGTTTGTTAACCTTGTTGAGCCATTCCTGAGAACTGTAAAGGGTCGTCGCGGAATCTATGACTTCCGAGTTGTTTGCGATACCACAAACAATACTCCTGACATAATTGACGCGAATCAATTTATTGGTGACATTTACATTAAACCAGCAAGATCAATCAACTTCATTCAGTTGAACTTCGTTGCTGTTAGAACTGGTATTGCGTTCAACGAAGTGGTTGGCCAGTTCTAAGTTCTAGAATAGTGAGTAAACAAAGAGCATCATAGGAGATACATAAATGGCTTTCGACGTAAATCAATTTAGAGCTGCAATGATAGGTGATGGTGCAAGACCTAACCTGTTCCAAGTGCAGATGAACTTTCCAAATTTCGTTGGGAACTCATCTGCTGCGCAAGTTAAAAGCGCATTCCTTATCAACGCTTCAACTCTTCCTGAATCGAACTTAGGAACTGTTCCGCAGTTTTATTTCGGTAGAGAAGTAAAATTTGCTGGAAACAGAACTTATAGCCAGTGGACTGTTAGCGTAATCAACGACGAAGACTTTGCTATTCGTACAGCATTCGAGAGGTGGGTTGACGCTATTAACTCACCAATCGGTTCTCTACGAGACGTTCGTGCTGCCGTTCTTGATGGCGGATACGGTCGTGACGCTAAAGTTACGCAGTTTAGTAAAACCGGCGCACCGATTAAAATATATAAGTTTATCGGTCTGTTCCCTGTGTCAATTTCTCCCATTGATGTTAGCTGGGGTTCCAATGATCAAATCGAGGAGTTCCAAGTAACCTTCGATTATCAGTACTGGGAAGACGGTAGTAGTGATCTTTCCTCTGCTGTCGCTCTTGGAGCAACAGTATTGGGTAATGTTCTTTGATATTGTGATGGGGAGTTCTTTTTGAACTCCCCAATATTTTTGGAGTTATACATTGGCAATTAAATTATTCGGCTTTCAGATATCCAGAGAGGAGGATCAACAACCCCCTCAATCTCCTGTCAACCCTCAAGTAGAGGACGGCGCTCTTAATATTGAGACAGGAGGGCACTACGGAATCTATGTTGATCTTGATGGATCATACAGAAGTGAAGTAGACCTAATCACAAAATATCGTACGATGGCAATGCAGCCAGAAATGGATTCTGCCATTGAAGATATTATCAACGAAGCAATTGTTCCTGGAGAAAACGACGATCGTGGTCAAACGGTCAAGATTCTCTGTGACGATCTGAAGCAACCAGACAAAATCAAGAAAATGATTCGTGACGAATTCGACAACATTCTTCAAATGTTAGATTTCGGAAACGAAGGATCAGAAATATTCCGCAGATGGTACATTGATGGAAGACTGCCATACAATGTCATCATCGATGATCAAAACCCAAGAGCCGGAATAACTCAGCTCGTCTATATTGATCCGAGAAGAATTCGTAAGATTCGTGCTCTAAAGAAAGCCAAAAACGAAAAAGGTGTAAACGTTGTTGTTGGAACAGAAGAGTTCTATGTATACAATGAGAAGCTGGTCAATAATAATATACAGAATCCTCAGATAACAGGCAACTTCGCTGGTTCAATTAAACTAGCAAAAGACTCAGTCGTTTATGTCACTTCTGGTCTGATGGACCCAGCCAAGTCTACTGTATTGTCATATTTGCACAAAGCCATTCGACCGATGAACCAGTTGCGCTTTGTTGAAGACGCAACAGTAATTTATCGCGTATCTCGTGCGCCAGAAAGAAGAGTGTTCTATGTTGACGTTGGTAATATGCCGCGCAACAAAGCTGAGCAATATCTCAAAGATGTAATGACTCGGTTCAGAAACAAACTGGTATATGACGCTTCGACTGGTGAAGTACGAGATGATCGTAAGCACATGTCAATGCTTGAAGACTTCTGGATGCCAAGAAGGGGTGAAGGCAAGTCAACGGAAATCACCACGCTTCCGGCTGGACAGAACCTCGGCGAAATGGAAGATGTGCTGTACTTCGAGAAGAAACTCTATCGTGCACTCAACGTCCC